CTTTTTGGACGAATTCGCATTCATCCCGAATCACATCGCTGATGACTTCTTTGCCTCTGTTTATCCTACTATTTCTTCTGGTCAAAGCACAAAAGTAATTATTGTTTCTACCCCTCGCGGTATGAACCACTTCTACCGCATGTGGCATGACGCTGAGAGGGGCAAGAACGAATATGTGCCCACAGATGTGCATTGGTCGGAAGTACCTGGTAGAGACGCAGCGTGGAAGGAACAGACGATTGCAAACACCTCTGAACAACAGTTCAAAACAGAATTTGAATGTGAATTTTTAGGATCGGTTAATACGCTTATAAATCCATCAAAACTTAGAAATCTTGTATATGAAGATCCGATCAAAAGAAATGCAGGATTAGATGTTTATGAACATCCAAAAGAAGATAATAACTATTTGATGACTGTTGATGTTGCTCGTGGAATAGGAAATGACTACTCAGCATTTGTTGTTTATGATATTACAAACTTTCCTTATAAAGTAGTTGCAAAATATAGAAATAATGAAATAAAACCAATGCTATTTCCAAGTATTATTCATGAAGTAGTGAAAGGTTATAACAATGCTTGGTTACTTATTGAAGTTAATGATATTGGCGATCAGGTAGCAAACATTCTACATTTTGATCTTGAATATGATAATGTTCTTATGTGTGCAATGAGAGGTCGTGCAGGTCAAATTGTTGGTTCAGGATTTAGTGGTAAAAAATCTCAACTTGGTGTGAGAATGACCGCTGCTGTCAAAAAACTTGGTTGTTCCAATTTAAAGACTTTGTTAGAAGATGACAAATTATTGACTGTTGACTATGATATCATCAGCGAACTTACAACATTTGCTCAGAAACATAATTCATTTGAAGCGGAAGAAGGTTGTAATGATGATTTAGCAATGTGTCTTGTTATTTTTTCTTGGTTAGTTGCTCAACCATATTTTAAAGAAATGACGGACAATGATGTTCGCAAAAGAATTTATGAGGAGCAAAAAAATCAAATAGAACAAGATATGTCTCCGTTTGGATTTATATCTGATGGGATAGATGACTTTGGAATTACAATTGATGAAGAAACTGGAGATAGATGGATATTTGCTGGATCTAAAAATGAAAACAATCCTATGGAAGTTTGGAATGTAGATGAGTATGGCGATCGCTCATATATGTGGGAATATCAATAATGGATTTAGATGATCAATTTGAAATTGAACATTTATTTTTAACTGAGAGAAGATGTAGGATTTGTAAGATAAGAAAAAATTTAATTGATAGTTTTTATAGAACAAGAAAAAATAATACAATATCATCTTCATATTCTTATGAATGCAAAGAGTGTACTGTAAAAAGAATTCAAGAATCTAGAAAAAAGAAATCATACTCTACAGATTGGGGTTATCCTGATTGGTGATGTTCGTGCATTGTTTCCCCGCTGTAAATAACCTTTTTCATAAATATTTTTAGAATAATTCTGGTTAATACGGAGAATAAAGATGCCGCTAAATTTAGCATCTCCTGGAATTGTAGTAAAGGAAATTGATTTAACTCTAGGAAGAGTAACTCCATCATCAAATAAGGTTGGAGCGATTGTTGCACCTTTCGCTAAAGGACCTGTAGATGAACCAACTTTAGTAGAAAACGAAAATGATCTACTAGTTAACTTTGGAGCACCATCAACAACAGATAAGCATTATGAGCATTGGTTAACCGCTTCATCATATCTTGCTTATGGTGGATCTCTTAGAGTAGTAAGAGCAGATGATGTAGATTTAAGAAATGGTTTTGTAGGAACTGCTTCTACTGTAAAAATTAAAGGTTTAGATCATTACAATGCTTTAGGATATGATGAAAATACCCTTACAGATATTGTAGTTGCTGCTAGAAATCCAGGATCTTGGTCAAATGGAATTAAAGTTGCAATTATTGACTCTAAAGCAGATCAGATTTTAGGAATAAGCACTACTGCGGTAACGACATTTACTGTAGAAGCTACTAAAACAGGAAATCTTGGGATCACTAGTGATAGACTGGGTGTTACTACAACAGGTATTGTAATTGGACAGGACATAAGAACTCCTGCAATTAGTGGTATTTTTCCCGAAAATACAACTGTCCTTGCTATAGAAAATAACAAAATTATATTTTCAAATTTTTCAACAAATCTAGACCAATTAACATTAAATGTTCAATTTGGCATATCATCCATTACATCTGCAGCACTTCAAGTTGGTGACGGTGTTACTCAAAGTGTTGCTGGAAAAATTAATCCTGGCGCTGGTTCAACCTCAGTTTTAGATGGTAATTTAAAAGGTATTATCACAGGTATTGGTGCAAGTTCAATTGAGGTAAAAGTTTTAAGTCATGTTTCTGCTGCTGGAACTGAAACTGCTGTTGATTATCAACCTTCTGGTGTATGGTCGTTTAATACTGGTTCAGTAGGTCTTACTACCAGTGGTGAATCAGTTTCTTATGGAACTACTGCAGTAACATCAAAACTTGATTGGTTCGATCAACAAACAATAGGTTTAACAACCTCATCATCAATCAAATGGAATAACATCGCACCAAGACCTGGAACATCTGCATATGCTGCAGCAAGAAACTCAAGGTTCGATGAAGTGCATGTAGTTACAATTGATGCTTTAGGAACAGTCACAGGAAATGCTGGCACTATTCTTGAGAAGCACTTAAGTCTTTCCAAAGCATCTGATGCAGAATTCTCTGTAGGCAATCCATCTTACTGGAGAAAGTATCTTGCAAATAATTCAGAATACATTTTTGGTTTAGGTGCTCCTACAGGAATTGTAACAACAGGTTATAGTTCAGGATTCACTCTTGCATCAGATGTTGGTTGGGATCAACCAACAGACGGAATTATTTTTGCAGCGACTGGTTCTTCAACAAATACTTTAACACGTGGTTTAGATTATAATGGAAAGGTAGGAATTGCAACAACTGGTGCTCTCACTGCCTCGCTTGCAGAATTATCAGATGGATATGATTTGTTTGAATCGACTGATAACTACACTATCGATTTCTTACTGATGGGTTCTGCAGCATATGATATTTCCACTGCACAAGCACTTGCAAATAAACTTATTTCTGTTGCTGAACTAAGAAAGGATGCACTTGCATTTATCTCACCATACAGAGGTGCTGCTTTAACTGATACATCATCACAGACAGCAGTAAATGTAAACTCTGCAGCAGATATTACAAATAATGTAATTAGTTTTTATGCTCCAGTAAGTTCTTCATCATACGCTGTATTTGATAGTGGATACAAATACATGTATGATAGATTCTCAAATACATTTAGATATGTTCCTCTAAACGGAGACATGGCAGGTCTTTGTGCCCGCAATGATATTAATAATTTCCCATGGTATTCTCCAGCGGGAACAACTAGAGGTGCAATTCTAAACGCTGTTAAGTTGGCATATAATCCAACAAAAGCACAAAGAGATCGTCTGTACTCTAGCAGAATTAATCCTGTAGTATTTTCTCCAGGAGCAGGAATTATTCTCTTCGGAGATAAGACTGGACTTGCTAAAGCATCAGCATTCGATAGAATTAATGTTCGTCGATTGTTTGTTTATCTTGAGAATGCAATTTCTCAAGCAGCAAAAGATGCTCTATTTGAATTCAATGATGAAATTACCAGAACAAACTTTGTAAATACCATTGAACCTTTCCTCCGCGATGTTCAAGCAAAGAGAGGAATCTTCGATTATGTTGTTATTTGCGATGAAACAAATAACACTGCTGCAGTGATAGATAATAATGAATTTGTTGCTGATATCTACATCAAACCAGCAAGATCAATTAACTTTATTGGACTGAACTTTGTTGCCACCAAGACTGGTGTTGATTTTGAAGAAGTAATCGGAAACTTTTAATTTAGAGGTTTAAAAAACTATGGCAACCAGACAACAACTAAATCCACCTCCCTTAAGGAAGATTACTGACTTCAAAAGTAAATTAACCGGTGGTGGTGCTCGCTCCAATCTATTTGAAGTAGTTTTATCATTCCCAGATATTGCGCCAGCAGATACCAATGTTCTTGATAAATCAAGATTTTTGGTAAAAGGTGCTAACCTTCCAGCATCTAATGTTGCTACTCTTGATGTGCCTTTTAGAGGAAGAACTCTTAAGGTTGCTGGAGATAGAACTTTTGAAAGTTGGACAGTTACGATTTTAAATGATACGGATTTTGCAATTCGTTCAGCACTCGAAAATTGGATGAACACCATTAACAGAGTTTCTGACAATACTGGTGTTACTGATCCAACGGCATATACTGCAGATGCTTTTGTTTATCAACTTGATCGTGATGGTTCAACATTGAGAGCATATCATTTTTATGATATTTTCCCAACAGCAATTGGTTCAATTGCTCTTGACTACAATACACCAAACATTCAGGAATTTACTTGCGAATTCCAAATTCTTTGGTGGGAAGCAGTTAAAGGAACTTCTCCTGCAGCTGGTGGTCAAGATATCAACTAAATATAACATACAAGCAGTTTAAATTTATAAAATGGCGAAACTTTTTGGTTTTTCGATTGAAGATAGTGTTCAAAAACCCAAATCTGTAGTTTCCCCCGTCCCTCCTAATAATGAGGACGGGGTTGACTATTTTATTCAGTCGGGTTTTTATGGTCAATATGTAGATATTGAAGGTGTTTATAGAACTGAGTACGATTTAATTCGTCGCTATCGTGAGATGGCACTTCATCCCGAATGTGATAATGCAATTGAAAGTGTTGTAAACGAAGCAATTGTAAGTGATCTTTATGACTCTCCTGTAGAAATCGAATTGTCAAATTTAAATGCTAGTGATCGTTTGAAGGAAGTAATAAGAGCAGAATTTAAATATATCAAAGAAATCATGGACTTTGATAAAAAGTGTCATGAGATTTTTAGAAATTGGTATATTGATGGAAGATTATTTTATTTAAAGGTCATTGATCAAAAAAATCCTGAAGCAGGAATTCAGGAATTAAGATACATCGACCCAATGAAAATAAAGCATGTTCGCCAAGAAAAGAAAAAAAATGGCGATGAAAATGGATTTAGAAATTTAAATTTGATGTCTAGATCTTTTGGACAAGATCAAGAATATAATTTTCCAGAAGTTGAAGAATATTTTGTTTACACACCAACACCAAATTTTCCAACAGGAACAATTAGTGGTGGTTCAAAAAAAGGAGTTAAAATTGCAAAAGATACTGTAACTTATTGTACATCAGGTTTAGTAGACAGAAATAAGGGTACAATCCTTTCATATCTCCATAAAGCAATTAAAGCACTCAATCAATTAAGAATGATTGAGGATTCTCTTGTTATCTATAGATTATCACGAGCTCCTGAGAGGCGTATTTTTTATATTGATGTTGGCAATCTTCCTAAAGTAAAAGCAGAGCAATATCTTAAGGAAGTTATGAGTCGTTATCGTAATAAACTTGTTTACGATGCACAAACAGGTGAAGTTCGTGATGATCGCAAGTTTATGAGTATGCTTGAGGACTTTTGGTTGCCAAGAAGAGAGGGTGGTCGTGGTACAGAAATTACCACACTTCCCGGTGGACAAAATCTTGGAGAACTTTCTGATATTGAATATTTCCAGAAAAAACTTTATAGAGCACTTGGAGTTCCAGAAACAAGAATTGCTGGTGGTGGAGATGGATTTAATTTAGGAAGATCTTCTGAAATTCTTCGTGATGAATTAATGTTCTCAAAATTTGTAGGAAGATTGAGAAAGAGATTTGCAAATCTTTTTAATGATCTCCTTCGCACTCAACTTCTTCTTAAGAATATTGTTTCTGTAGAAGATTGGGAGCAAATGAGTGATCATATTCAATATGATTTTCTCTATGATAACCATTTTTCAGAATTAAAAGAGGCAGAGTTACTTACAAACAGATTAACGCTTGCAACAACAATTGAACCATATATTGGTAAGTATTACTCGACAGAGTATGTTCGTAAGAAAATTCTTCGTCAAACTGATT